ATGTCTATACATCCCTCGCCATCAAATAGTCCTGCAATGTACTTCCAACTTAGACGCTTCATGGATTCCTCCGAACTGCGTTGGTTGTCTATCGAGTTCCCTCTGGTTAGCTTTCGCCTCCCAGTTTTTCAGAAACGGTTTTATATCCCCAAAGTTTATAGGCTAGGGATAAAAGTTGCACTACTGGTAGTAGTGACGTGATCTGTACCTAAAGCCATGATTTAATTCCTCTACAATATGTAATCATTTAACTCTCCCCTCAGAATACGCTTGCATGATTTCATCTTGCATAGACATATATCTTTCAGGGTCTTGCATTTTCATCTTAATTAAATCAGCTCTTCTGTAAACCTTCTTAGTACCCTTACTGCGGTTACCGGAGCCTTCTAAGGTAGCCTTTTTACGGGCTTGCTCTTGGTTGGCTTTTGCGGAACCCTGTGTATCGGCACTCTCTGTAGGCTGACGGACAGTCTTGTAAAGGTCGAAAAGTTCGTTCGCTGCATCGTAGTCGTAGGCGTCTGCCTTTTGAGCAAGCTCCTGTCTGTACTTCGATCCAGTAACAAACTCAGCGAATCCAGGCTCTTTAGCTACGTCAAGATAGTCAGGGTGCTTTTGGACAAAAGTCTCGTGAGCAACCTCTCTGTCTTTATTAGCTAGCTTGGCCTTTAACTCCTGCACCTCTTTAGCCAGTGATGACTTTTCAAGGTACTTGTCTGTCGCCTTTTTAGGTGAAGAAAACCAATCATCGTCTGATAAAAGTTCTTCTTCTGCTTGGGTTACATTTTGCTGATTATTTTTCTTTTGCTGGATTTCTAGCTGGAGCAATTCGTCTGTAAGTTTTCTAAGCTCTCCAACTTCGTTGCCTTTACGACCGTACTCTTTTTCAAGGTTACGGTACATATCAACAACATCTTCAAAGGACTTATCTTTAAACTTACTTGGAATTTCCTCGGCTTGAGCAGTTTCAGGTTCGTTAGACTCAACCTCTTCTTCGTAATTCAAAGTAGGGTCGAGCATTTCCTCGCCTTCTGCTGCCTGTACCTCTTCCTGCTGATCCACTAATCTATTATCCATATTATCATCCTGCCTTATCGTTAAGGGTTGTAGGAGTGAATTTAATCACGGCCTCTGGCCGCTTTTTCGTGACGTTTTGCCCACTGCGCTGCGGCTGTAGGGAACGCTAAATCCCAGCCCGGCAACTTAAAGTTACAAGAGCTGATGATTGACTCTGCCGGTTCGCCGCACTTTTCACACTCAAAGGTTTCTCCAGCTTCGTTAGCCAGACCTTCCCATGTGTAGTCGCACGACCGACATTGAATATCAAATATCTTCATCGAACTGTTCTTCTTCGGCTATCATAAACTGATAATGAGAATCAAGAACGTCTCTAAAAGAAACGATTGATCTAAGTACCTCTACCTGACCTTTGGTTCTGTGAAGATCCTCCATAGTCTCTGTATCAATAGCTGTATCAATCTTTGCTTTTAACAACTCTTTGAAATACTCATTAAAGGTAGCCCATTCTGGCCTAGACGTTAGACTGAACAGATCCTGGTAGAACTTCTCCGTTTCCGGGTTCTGTAGTGGCATTTACTTCACTCCCGTTTTGCCTGTTAGCGCGGGTTGTAATTAGATTAAGAACTTCTTTTTGAAGCTCTATATCTAGCTTGTCTTGACTTAACTCTATCTCAGCAAGCGTCTTCAGACGGTCAGCTTCGTTTCTTGAGGTTCTGCTGTTACGCTCCTCAATTTCAGACTGTTCTTTAGCGAATGCTAACTGTGCCTGCATCTGCTGCATCTGTTGTGCCTCTGGGTTAGGTTGCATCATCTGCTCTATTACTGTCACAAGCTCTTCCTTATTGCTAAGGCTAGAGTTGTCATAAATGGCCTTGAGCATGACCATAAACGCTGGAGACTCAGGTGGAACAGTTTGTAGTAACTGGACTAGCTGCTGTTGCTCTAACTCTCTAGCGGTAATTCCTAGTGTTGAGTGTGTGACAAAGTTAATATCCCTGACTGGGAAGTTTTCTTCGTCAAACTGCATAAACCGCCAAGCTGCTTTCTTTAAGAAAGGCTTAATGACGTTACGCTCAATGTTCGCCAGCACTTTCTTGGATCTCTTAATCGCTGTTGAAAGCGACATAGACATGCCAGAAGCTGTGCTGTTAGACGGTGAAATGTTAAGCGGTGAAGATGGGTCTGATGTGCCTGTAGACACTTGAACCATTCTTTCAAGATCACCAGTTGACTGAAAGATTGCTGGATCAACTTGCCCAAAGTTAAATGGGCTAAGGATCTCTCTTGGGTTACCGTTAGTTGGGATAGACTTACCAGGGCTAACTGTAAAGCTAGAGCTTCTAGGCATTCTGGTAACATCAACACCCATCATTGGGTGAACAGTCAGTGCTAACCCATCCATTCTGGCTCTTAGCTCTGCATCAAGTGCCTTCTGGGAGTTGTAACCCTTTTCGCAAACACCGCGACCCCAAAAAGAGTCTGGAATTGTGTCATGCTGAAAAGCAATCAGCGGTCTATCTTCGTTCCAAAACGGATTACGCATTGCTCTTAAAACTACAGAGTCGTTAGCAATGGTAATAATAGCTTCTACAAGGTCTTCGCCTACTGTATCGTAAGCAGTGGCTGCGCCGTTTTCTAAATCGCTGCTTTGATCGCCAAAATCAAGCTCTACCAGCTCTTCGTCAGCGTCTAGCTCTACGTCAAGCAGTGATTCTGGTACAAGACCAAAGTATTCGATAATCTTAACGCCATCAGAATCGTCTTGCTGCTCTCCAGAAGTCCTATCTTTAGCTTTAACCTCTTTAATGTCAGCTTCTCGGTAGATACCTTCTAGCTGTTTTTCAATAATCTTGTGTACAGGCTTATATGCGACGTGAGCGCAGTATTCTGCGTCGTCAATCTTCTTAGCAGCAGGGTCAATAACAAAGTCAAAGGGTGAAATTGACTCAATCTTGACTAAAAATCTGTCTTTATCTACTACATCGTAGCTAATAGCCTGCTGCTGTAGCTGCTGGCCTTGCTCTGGAGGTATTTGACCGCTTTGAACTAGCTGTGCAACCTGCTGAAGGACGTTTTGATCGACGTTTTGCTCAATTTCTTTGCTGTTAATCGTGTCTGTAATGATCTTACCAATGCCAGTACCGTAAATAGCGGCATTTAGGAACATTTCAGAAATGGCTGAGGGCACATCTGCCTGCTCAAACCTGTCCATTAAGAACATTCTTAGCTCTTGAAGGTCTTTATCCTGACCAGCTAAGCGATCTTCGTAGTTATCAACCAGGTCAAACCACTGTTTTCTGCCAAAAATGGCTTCTTCTTGTTCTGCTACAATGGATTCAACGGCTGATTGTAGGGCTGGTGAGATAAGTTTAGAGCGTTCTGAGTTTCTACCCTTATCTTCGTTAGCCCAAATGCCTCTCCAGAGGCGATAGTATTCGTTCCACTTTTTATCGTAGTTCTGGTCTTTGTACCTTTGCCCTTCTTCTACTCGGCTAAGGCACCATGCAAGCAATCTAGCGTCACTATTTGAGGCTGCTGTAGCCTCATCTGATTCGCTTTCAACGTCAATTAGTGTGTCAATTGCCATATATTAGTATCCAGATACTTCGTCGAGAGGTTCCCATTCGTCACCAAAGTCTTCTTCAGTGATGTAGGACGTGGTTGCAACTTGGTCAATGTAGGCTAGAGCGTCTAGCATATCATCGTGCGTTAGTGGGTTAGGAAAATCTAGTGCTTGGTTGATAAACTTGTTAACCCATTTCTTATCTGCACTACCGCTTGTATCTCTAGGTAGGAACAATCTACCGTGTTCCATTCTACCTTGTAGTGCCCAAGCGATTCTTTCTGTCTTTTTCTTACCACCGTGTGTTACATCAACAATGTGTGGAAAGATCCCTAATCGTCTCATTTGATCTGACAAGTAAGGTATTACTGCGTTTTTAAGAGCGCCTTTCTCTATGCCTACTGTCATTGCCTGGTAGCTTTTTGCAGCTCTTAAGATCTGGATGCTGGCTTCCCTAACATTCCACCTGCCAGTGCGAATTTCAGCAACGTACCATCCGAAAGGCCCGACTTTGACGATGGCGATTGCCATTTCATCAAGCCTGTCTTCCCTAGCCCCTTTCTTAGAGACTTCCTCGTAGCCTGCTGGATCGACCGCGATATAGTAAACACCTTCTTTAGGTTCCTCATCCAGATAGTTAAAACTTTCTTCTTTAAAGATCTTACCGCCAGAGGCTTGGAACGATGCAAAATACTCCTGCCTGATTACTTCTGCGGGAGTACCTTGGTCAATAGATCTTTGAATTTCTTCTTCAATTGGAATAAAAGTATTTTCAGCTGATGAAAAGCTGAAGCATGACCATTCAGTCTCTTCTCCAGATTTCTCAGCTTTGATTTTGTGTCTTCTAACGTCTTCGTAAAGTTCATAAAAGTGATTCTTCCCTTCTGGTGTGCCGATAAAAAGAGCACCGCCTTTACAGTCAGCAAGGGTAGGACGTATGATGTATTCCCACACGTCAGGCTTCATAAATGCGTACTCGTCTAGTACCACATAAGACAGGCCTACACCTCTAAGAGTATCAGGCCTATCTGCGCCTTTAAGGTGAATCTCTCTACCGTTAATAAGACGTATAATGCCTTGGTTCTCTAGGGTAGAATCTATTACTGATCTACCCATCTCTTTTAACTCTGCCCACATGATGCGCTTAGCCTGTTCAAAGGTTGGCGCTATGTAGTAGATTGCTCGGTTTTTTAAACTGTAGCCGTACTCGTTTTCCATCTTCATGCCTTCGATTAAAAGCATGACTTTAGCTAAGTACGATTTGCCAAACCGTCTTCCGGCTGCTACTACTTTAAACCGAGATGGGTCGTTAAAGACCTCAAACTGGCGGGAGTGTAGGTCAAAGTTTAGAGATTGTTGTTCTTCAGACAAACTTTACTGCTTTGCTGGTTTGCCACCAGGGGACTTCATCATAGGTGCTTTTGAGTAATCAGCTGCTTTTGCGCCAGCCATAGCAATTGCTTCGTTTGACTGACCGCTTTTGCCATCACCCTTCATGCTACCCATTGATTTGTTTTTCATCTTGTACATAATTAGTCGCTCCTATCGGTCTGAAATTCTCTGGGGAAATTTACTATCCCAGAAGTAAAAGAAAAATTTAGCAAACACTCTAGCAGTTCCGTTGCCATCGTGACTAAATTCAAAAATGTAATCTGTGTTTGGTGCTAGGCATCTATCAACACCTGCCATGCTTTCTGAGTCAATAGACTTTTTTCCTTCTGTAAAAATTTCGTTCTGGTCAATTTGTACAGCAGAAGACAAGTCAATTGAACTTGGGTCTGAATAAACAGTAATCGGAATGTTGTTGTTTGCAAGGTTTCTGTTAATGTTTACAAGACTGACTTCTGTTGTGCCATCTGTAAAACTACCACCTTCGTAAAGGCTGTAAGTCAACTCTGTTGAGTCGGTAGTAACATCACGGCCAAACATGTGT